GCCCGTTCCGCCCGGACCCAGGATAATGACGTAGTCGAAGGTGTTCGTGGCAATTGACTGGTTGAGCGAGGAGAACCCACAGCCTGTGAACTGGATGTCGGAGTAACCGCCGTTCGTGGTGTCAATGTAGACCATATGGTCTTTGCCGCCCTCGATCTTGCAGTTTGAGAACTTACCCCGCGAGCCGTTGCCGTTGAACCAAATGTCGCGTCGGCCCGGCGTGTAGAAGTGGCAGTTGTCGAACTGCGGCGAGGAGCCGTTGACAGTCAGGTTGTCGTAGTTCTCCAGGAACACGCAGTTGACCCACTGGGTGTCTGCCGCGTTCAGGTCCAGGAACACGCCACCCACGGTGCAGTAGCCGACCTTGACGTTAATGAACTGGGAGTCGTACGTGTCCCAGGACGGGTAGCCCTTCACCCGGATGCCCTGGCCCGACGCGTTCCAGACGGAGACGTTGACCATTGAACCCTGGTTGGACCGGAAAATAATCCCGTCCACTGCGGTGCCAATGTGGTCCCCGTCGACTGCGAGGTCCCGGAAGTGGACGCCGTGAAGCGGCCTGTCGTCGGCCACCCGCTGAACCCGGATCACCGAACCGGTCAGCCCGGAGGTCGCCCGGATGCGGGAGCCAAAGGAGGTCTGTGTGGCTCCGAACCGGTTGCCCGGCCCGTCACCCACAAGCATTGTGCCCTCAGTCTCAACCCGGAGGGTCGAGCTTACGAGGTAGTCGCCCTTCGGGAAGTAGACCAGACCGCCGCCGACAGGAACCGAGTTGAGCGCGTTCTGAATTGCGACCGTGTCGTTGGTGACGCCGTCACCCACAGCCCCAAAGTCGGCCCGGACGTTGATCCCGTAGGAAGCGCTGGTACCGCCACCGCCACCCGTGGGCGCGGGGACCCACTCAAGGTCGTAGTCAAGGTCGGTCGCCTTCGCCAGAAGCTGGCCAGCGAGTCCGCCCTCAGGGACTTGGTCCACGCAGGGGATGTCCATCCGGAACGGACCGGACACCCAACGAACAACCGTGTAGCCGGGGCAGGAGAAGCTGGGGAGCACCCCGTTCGGACCCGAGGTCAGCTGGTTCGCGCTGAACGCGGCCCCGGTGTCGTCGAAAATGTCGAGCGGGGTCGTGAGGAGCGCGTCATCTACGTCGTAGACCTGCCCCACCAACCCCTGGGCCAGGACACCGAACTCGTCCTGAGCAAGCATGCTTGGAAACTGTGCCACTGTCTTTCCTTCCTAAAACCCGATTGCGAGCCAGTTGATTCGGTGGGTGCGGTTCTTGTAGGCGTCGCCGTCCGCCTGAAGCAGGCGGTAGGTCCACCAGTTCCGGCCACCCATCCCGAAGGCCGGTCCGCCTGCACCGCTGGGGAACGCCCGAGGGACTGCGAAGTCGTCGCCGTTGATTGCGACGACCGTAAGCAGGCCGTTAGGGAACGACTTGGGGAACGTCAACCGGGCGAACCCGTTGGCGTCCGTGTTCTGGACGACCGAGCCGCCCTGGAACTGGAACGGCGAAGACCCCGAACCCTGGAGCGCCGCACCGACACCGAACAGGTCCAGCCCGAGGAAGTTACCCGCCTTGACCCAAGCGGAGCCGTCCGCCGGGTAGGCCCAAAACTCCGTACCCACCTGCACCAGTGCGCCCGGGAAGTTCAGGTACTGGAGCGCGAGCTTGTCCAGCGCCTGCAGGCTCCCTGTACCGCCACCGAAGACCCGGAGGTCTACCAGTTCGGTAATCAGGGTCGAGTCCTTGGACACCTTGACCAGCGCGAGCGGCTGGTCGTCCACGACGCCTGGGCCACTGAGCCGACCTGCTGGGATCCCCTTGGTGGAGGTGCCTGCTACCCGGACAATGGTGGTAGCCGAAGTGCCCCACGTACGCCGGGCGACAATCAGGTCCCAGCGTCCGCCGGAACTGGTGGTTGAGGGGATGGCGACGTCAACAGTCGCGTCGTTCGTGTCCCGGACGCCCCGGCCCCAAATCACCCCGGTGCCAATGCGGACAGTCCGGTCGACGCCGGAAACCACGGTCGGTTGCCACGCGGACAGGGACTCCGCGCCGTAGAAGGTGGACCCCACCTCGCCAGCGGCCTTTGCCCACTCGACGTGGTCAACTGAGCCAGTGTAGAACTTGGACGTAATCGCCACGTTACCTACTCCTTAGGTTTCGAATGTCGGTGGCGTTCTTGCGGAGCGCCTTTGCAAGGGCAACGTCCGGGTCGTCCTGGACTTCGCCGAGTAGTGGCTGGGTGACGAGGCCGTCTTTCTGCGTCCACGTCATTTTGACCTCCCGGAGGAGGTCGGTAATCGTCAGGTTCGGGCCGACCTTCAGGGTGATTTCGTCCCCGAGCTTGAAGCCCTGGCCGTAGCGGAAGTTCATTGTCTCCGAGAAGCGGACCGACAGGCCCGACTTCTCAGCCGTCTCGTCCAGGGTTTCGTTCGCCCGCTCCGTGTAGACTGAGAGAGCGCCCGTGTCCCGGGCGTCCCGGAACACCTCGATGGTGTCGCCCCACTCGGTTTCGAGCGCGGTCTTCGTGAACCGGAGGAAGTTACGGGCCGTAGCCTCGCCCTGTCCACCGACCACGCCCCGAGTCGCCTCTGGCGCGGAGTTCGTCCACGCCCACTCCTGCACGACGCCTGCCGCCTCCGAGAGTACCCGTGGGAAACTCGTTGGAACGTAGGCGGACACGTACAGCCCGGAACCCTGCTGTTTCACGGAAAGCCCCACCCCGGCCCCGTCGACGGCAGGGAACAGCCTGTCGTACAGCGGGTGGAAGCGCATTGCCACCGTAATTGAGTCGCCGCGCCCGCCGTCAGCCTCCACCGTGACCGGCAGTCCGAGCCGCGTTACCGCGTTCGCCCGGACAAAAGCCTTGGCCACGTTCTCCGCCGGGCCGGACCTCGTGTCGTACTCAGCAGGCTGGGTACCGAGGGCCGTGGTGGAGAGCGAGCTAGTCGGGGACGGCCAGCCCAGAACCCGTTGGAACAGCCGGAAGTCGTCCACCACCGAGAAGTTAATCTCGCCGTTGGAACTGCCGCCCCGAGTCCGGACCGGACCCGAGAGCAGGTGGTTCCCCTCGTACTCGCAGACCAGCCGGGTCCCGGGGTCCATTAGGAGCGCGACCTTGGGCGAGTTGGACCGGAGCGTCAGGCCCAGGTTTCCTACTGCGTTGTGGCGGGCGACGACCTCCAGCCGTACGGGGTCGCCTACCCAGCCCTGTCGCACAAAGGACTTGTTGTAAACCGTGAGTTTGAACGGGATCTCTGCCACAGTGTTACCAAGCCCTCTCGTAAAGCGGAGTTAGTGTGACCTCGACGGTGCCGGTGCCGGAGAGCGCCACCGTAAGCGGGACCTCCTCGCCCGGCGGAACCGGTGCGAAGTCGACCGCCCCGAGTTCGTCGGTCCGGTCGTCCAGAGTCCCTGTCAGCTTCTTGTTGACCGAGTCCCAGTCGCCGTAAACGGCAGTCTGGACCCTGGGGTCCGTGTCAATCTGGAGGGCCTTGCCAGCCGCCACCGCGAAAGGCACCGTGACGTTGGAGCCGTTCACACCCAGGGTTACTGTGGTGGTGGCTCCGCCGACGACCGTCCAGACGGGCCAGGAATCCTGGTCGCCCGGGTTGGTCACCTTAGCTGAGGCGAAGGTTGCGCCCTCCGAGATTACGAAGTTCGGGGCCTTGGAGGCCCCGTTGAAGAAGTCCGTGCTCGCGCCCGACTTGAAGGTGGCGCTGACCACGTCACCCACCCAGAACGGCTGGTCCGCCATTAGCGACAGCCCGTAACCTTGGTAGCCCGTGCGGAACGGGTCGAGGTTGAAGGAGGTAGACTTGGCGTTGGACCTGCCCTGGATTGTCCGGGTCTGCCCGCCCGGCGTGGTCACGCGTACCGTGCCGTAGCGGTCAGGCTTGATTGTCTTGAAGAACGCGGACTGCAGTTCAAACCACGCCTGCGAGCCAGCGTCCGAGTAGATTGCCATTGGGAAGAACAGTTGCCGGGGCTTCGCCTGCACCCCACGGAAGAACTGCCCCGCCACAGCGGGCGAGTCCTGGACCCACTCGGTGTACTCGGGCGGGCCGAACCCCTCGACCCCGCCCGGGGTCACGAAAGTGCCCCGGGCCGGGTCTGTCAGGTTCCAGACGGAGCCGTCCCAGCCGACCCACTCGACCCGAAGGCCGAACCAAGTTTTAGCCGCTTCTTCAAGTACGACCGGTACGTCAACCGGGCGGACCGCTAGGAGGATTACACCCACTTTAGACTCCTGCCGCTACTGCGTCGATGTTGTGGACCAGGACTGCCCGGCGCTTGTTGCGCTGGAGTTCGACCGCGACCTCGCGGGCGTCGCCGAACATATCCCCGTGGACGTGGATTTCGAGGGACTCCCCGCCCGTGGCGTCCAGCCCGGCCTGCGGGCGGTACGTGGAGCGGGAACCGTTGAGGGCTAGGCCCGGCGTTGCCGCCCTGCCCAGCCGTGCGGTTGCCCCAGCCACAGCCGGGACGGAGTCGTCGATTCCGTTGACCAGACCGAGGCCGAGCATTTCGCCCCACCAAGTCGCCACGAGTGACGGCGAGTGGATCCCGAGAAGCTGTTCGAACGGACCCCTAATCGCCTCGGGGACGATGCTCAGGACCGCCCGACCAATAGCCCCCATCATTGACCCGATACCGTTGATTAGGCCCTGGACAATGTTGACGCCTGCCGAGTAGAGGACTGAACCCACGTTGCCGAGCGCCCCGAGGATTCGACCGCCCAGGCCCGAGAAGAACCCGAGGACGTTGCCAATCATTGAGGACACGCCGGTCACAATGTTGACCCAGGTCGAAGCTAGGAACGACCGAATGTTGTTGCCCGCACCAGTGACCACGGAGACTGCGAGGTTGAACCCCGCCGAGATTACCGAACCGACAATAGCGAGCGCTCCTCGGAGCACCGCGACGATTGCGTTCCAGACCCCGGCGAAAATGTTCTGAATCCCTCGCCAGACCTGCGACCAGTTACCTGAAATAATACCCGTCACTACTTGGATTACGCCAAGCACTACTTGCATTACTGCCTGCACCACAGACGCCACCGCAGAGAACACGGTGACCACGACTGGGAGCAGGGCCTGGATCACGGGAACCAGCACACCGGCAATCATTTGGACCAGCGGGACTATTGCCTGCAGGACCGCCCCGAAGATTTCGACCACCATCGGGAAGACCGCTGTAACCAGTTGAACGAAGATCGGGACGAGCGCCGAAACCAGCTGTCCGACCAGTTGTGCCACCACCGCGACCAGTTGGAGGATTACCGGGGCAATAAGCCCAAAGTAGGTCCCGATTTGGCCGAGCAGGGAGACAATGAGCGGAGCTACAGCCGTGAACACCTGACCGAGCGAGTCGATTAGGATCCCCGAAAGCTGAGTCAGCACCGGCATTACCTGCTGGAGTGAACCTGCCAGCACGACAGCCAGGGTTACACCTAGCTGGGTCAGCGCTCCGACCAGCGCGGGTAGCACCGGGGTTAGAGACTGGAAGACCAGACTCTACGGGGAGAAGCTGGACCAGAGTTCCAGGGCCAGGGGCACCAGCGTCGCGAACACCGGGGCCAGTTCTGAGATTACCCCGCCGACCGTCTCCCGAATGGTCAGGAACGCCCCGACAATGGGGTTGTCCTCCTCGATGCCGAAGGCCGAAGCCAACTGCCCGGTGAAGTCCCCGTCCCGCACCAGCGAGACGACCCCGTCAATTGCGTTCTTAATGGTCGGGCCGGACTCCAGGAGCTTGACGGCCATTTGCCCGCCGACCGCGCTGAACTGCTCGATCTTGGGAGCGACCGCCGACAGCACCTTGGTGGCGAGTTCCGCACCAGCGCCGACAGCGGGCATGAAGCCCTTGACGATTCCCTCGCCCACGTCGCCGTAGGCGTCCCCGAGCAGGTAGAGCTTACCGGCGGTCGTCTCCGCGAAAGCCGCGCCAGAGCCGCCGAACTGCTTGTTGACCTCAGCCAACACAATTTTCTGAGCGCCGAGCATGTCGCCCGACTCCTGCAGGACCTTGATCTGGTCCTTCTGCTGTTCAGTGAACTGAATGCCCGCACGGCTCAGGGCGGTGACGCC